CGCCTTTCCGTCATCAGCCGCCACAGGCGTTCAATCGGTTCAAGATTTTCATCAGGCAGAAAGGCACATTCGCCATGCCCAAAGTCGCGTGTTTCCGCGCTTTTAAAAAACCTTTGCTTTGACGCGCAGCCGATAATCCGTAAGGCATCACCCTCTGCCTCAACCAGCACTGCTACATCGGCTTTGAACCGGCTTTTGCTCTGAAAAATAAGGCCATTTCCGTGATTGCGTCCTTTGACATCAATCGCAATGTCACCGGCAAACAAATCAACTCCACTGTCGATGCCAAGGTGATAAGGGTGAAAATCCACATCCAAAACACGGGCCACGGCACACTCACAGCGGATGCCTAGCAATTCGATGTTGCCAGCGGCTTTAGGCGCTTTCCTTTGCTGTTGAATGTTACTGGCACGGTTCATCTGATAGCGCATACGAGATGCTTGCTGGCACTGTGATTCATCCTGTCTAGAGAGCGTGACAATCATTTCGGCAACACCTGACGTGATGTTGAAAACCCATAATCATAAAAACCCTCACTTTTTTTGCAGTTGTCGCAAAGGCGGTTCATTTTTCCGAATGACATGAATTTTTGTCTGCATTTAAGGCAATTGCGTTTTTCATGCGGTTTGCCAGTGCGGTAATGCAGCGCATTTTTAATATCTTCGGCACGCTTTTTCATAGAACGCTTACTGTTTGCCATCATGCACCCCTGCCAGTAAGTCGCAAAAGTCCTCGTAATCAAGCACAGCTAACGGTTTGCGCCTATCTGCACCAACCACAAGCACATCAGCGCCATCAATGTTGTCGTATAAAAACTTGAAGCCGTTGGCGCGTTTCTTGGCTTCTAATTCCCAAGTCTCACGCCCTAATTTGATTATTACATCGTTCTTAAATCCATCAGCCGCGCCGGAAAGCGGCACGCGGAAGGCATCTAAAGAATGAGCGCGGGCGGTATTCACCAACTCGCGCTCAAATCTGCCACCCTTATCTCGACTGGCCTTGCCCATCAACCGGCTCCCAATCAGCAGAGGTGACTTTCCCATTTGTGACTTTGTGTATCTCCACCATATGCTTTCCAGCAGGCAGGCCAACACCGTTAAGCCACTTCCATACGGCCACGCTGGAAACACCTAGCTCTTTTGCGAATTTTGATGCTGATAATTGATTTTGAACGAGATATTGATTTAGACGCATAATTAACCCTCATAACAAGGGGTTAATTTATTCAAGTAATTTATGCTTGTCAAACGGGTTTTTCATTACTATGTTTTATTTAACCAACAGTTAATGTAAGAAAGGCGTGAAAAATGAACCGCAAGAAAGTAAAAGGTGACTGGCACGAAATTCAAAGCAACCCTCCGATGGGGCCACCGTCAATAAATCGGTACAAACACAAGTTAGTAATACCCTCGCCGGAGTTAATTTTTGGCACAAGTGGGCTAGAGCCACCAAATATGTGCAATGTTAATTTTGGCGCTGACATATCTATTTTAGGAAAGAGCAAATGGAATACCCAAATAATTTATACGCTGTACGCACAGCCGCCCGAAAGTCGCAGCAAGATGTTGCTGACGCCTTGAAAATTAGCCAATCAGAATATTCGAGGATGGAGAAGGGTAGACGTACTATAGACAGCTATTTGTCTCAGCTTGCTGAAATTTTCAATGTTGATGAGAAAGACATTACAGCAAGCACAGGCATCAGGCCCGCGCCGTTAGAGCATGGCTATTTAACACAGCGATTGCCTGTCTATGGAAACCCTCACAAATCTGGTGGATTAACTTGGACAGAAAGGCCGATTGACATGGTTGTTAAGCCAACTAGCATGTCCAGCAACGAAAACGCATACGCAGTATATATGCCATCAGATTCGATGGCCCCCCGCATCAACGCGGGCGAGACACTTTTCGTTGATACACACATGCCAAAAGTAAAAGGGCGGGTAGTCGTTGTGGGATTCCACAACAACAATATTCGTCAAGTTTTAGAGTACAGAGATGCTACGGAAGAAAAACTTATTTTCTTTCAGTACAATCCAGCTGAAACGATAGAGTTTTCGCATGATGAGGTAGAAACCATACATGTTATCAGAGGTATAAGCTTCTTTTAACCAAGGGTAACTTACCCCTTTACAATAAGCGCATAAGTAACTATAAGTTATTTATGAGCAGAGAAAACACACAGGTAAATAAGGCGGTTGACACCAATATTAAACGTGTCCCGCCTTTTTTTGAAAGCTTTAGACTTTCAGCCAAGTCTATTAATGAGCGCAAAACCACAGTCGGTGGTAGCGACATAAATATTTTAGCTTCCGGCGATGAAGCCAAAATCACCCAGTTATTTTATGAAAAATGCGGATTTGAACAGCCAGAAGATTTGAGCTGCGTTTGGCCTGTCTTGATGGGTTGCTGCACTGAACCGCTGAATATCGCGTGGTTTGAGTGGAAGCATCAAAACATTGTTGAAAACCAACAGCTAGTCATCCGTTCCAAGAAACACCCATTCATGCGCTGCACTCTTGATGGCAGTATATCCGATTGGGAAGGCTATCAGGCCGTTATGGACGCTAAGTTTACGATGGGGCGCCCAAAGCGGGGCGAGGCGTGGGTGGACGTTATACCGCGCCTTTTAAAGCAGTACAGCCCCCAGCTTCATTGGAACGGGCATCTGTTACAAGAACACACCGGCAAGCACGTCAAGTATGGCATTTTAAATATTCTGCGCGGCGGTGATGAGCCGCAAACTCATGTCATCAAGCTGGATAAAGACTACACCAAACTGCTCATCGGCATCGCGGCAGACTTCATGGAAGCGGTAAAGAGACAGGAATTGCCGTTCATTCCGATGCCTGACGATGCTCCTGTGCCATTGGACGAGCGCCAACCATACGACATGACTCAAAGCAAAAAGGCGCTGGATTGGAAGCGACACGCTGACCAATGGAAACAAACCTTTGGCGCTGCGCAATCCTTTAAAGAAGCAGAAGCAGCAATTAAGAAATTAGTGCCGCGTGATGCCAGTACGGCAGCAGGCGAGGGCATCCGTGTAACAGTAAGCAAGAACAATTCAAAGAGGATTGAGTTAGACAATGAGTGAATTAGCAAAGGCGCTGGTGCGGTTTCAAAAGTCAACAGGCGGTTTTGAGGCAGACAAGAAGGGCAACCGTTCTCAATACGCCTCAATTGGCGCAGTAATTAATAATGTGAAGCAAGCCGCCAACTTTGGGTTGGCCTTTACACAAGAGGTGGATTTTGAGGGCCAGATGATTTTCGTGCGCACGGTTATGCTGCATGAAGGCGGAGAAACAAGGCAAAGCCGTTACCCCGTCATTGTTGATGACATGACTAATAATCAGAAGATTGGTGGCGCAGTGACGTATGCGAAACGCTATGCACTTGCCTCATTGTTCGGCACTGAAAAAGGTGTCGAGGACGCGGATGACGATGGCGCAGAGAACGGTGCCTTAGATGACCCGCCAAAGCAAATAACGCCTGTTACCTCCGACACGGTTAGTCTCCCACCCGTGGACACAGGCCACTCCCCTGCCGGTGGGGTAAAACCTATCGGTAGGGCTTTTATCAACGCAGAATTGTTAGCAAATTGTCCAGCCGATAAACTCAATGAGTTGGTTAAACATTGTGACGATTTGAAGATTTTAGAGGCGGGTTTCAAAAATCGAGGTGGCCCGTCAATGCCAAAGGAAGAAATGAGAGAGTTTGCCATGAGAAAGAAGGAGTTAGTAAATGGCTGATGCCCCAAGGGTAAAGTATGGCGTGGATGATTTGACATTCTCGCTGAACAAGAAGGCTGATGAAGATAAAACGGAAGATTGGCACAGCGACTTTGAGGGCAAAGTCACAGTTGGTGGTCAGACGTATTATCTCAATGGCTATCAGAAAAAAGATAGTTGGATTGCTGGCAAGCTAAAGGCTGTGCCAGCCGATAAGGCACCGCATCAAAGTGCGCCTGCTGCTGCACCAACAACAGACATGATGGATGATGAAATCCCGTTTTAACACAAATGAGGATGTTGCGGGCCAACTCGCGGCATCCCACCCCGCCTTGGCAATACCCAATACGGATGGGTTGTTGCTGGTGATAGGCAAGCAGCAAAGCCAGTTGCGTCTAACGCCACGACAGATGAGAGCGAAAGCGATAGAGATTTTAGAACGTGCGGAAGAAAAAGAGCGCCAAGAAGAAAAAGCCGGTAGCCGCACACAGATGGGATGAATGTCACCAATGCAAGGAGCGCTTTAACTGGCGCACTGCGGGCGTAGTCAACGGAGCCGGTGATGTGTTTTGTGGAGTGGAATGTTGCCACAGATATTGGAAAAACGAGGAAGCGAACCAGCAAGCTTGGGACAGCCTTTAGAGCGTCCACAGATAGAGATGCGCATGGTTCTGAAAGTCGGCGGGCATGAGGTGGATGTGCATATGTCCAACATCTATGACCCGACATGGCGCATTGGCCTTTGTGAGCAAGATGCGAAAGAGGCCGCGCTACCAGTCGTGAGGCGCGTGTATAACGCAGTGTTTGAGGAAAGGCTTTATAGATGACGCGCACTTTAGAGCATGAGTTGAAGCGGTTAGGGCTAGATAACCCCGACAACGGGTTTATGTCCCATTACTACAAAACTCTCAAAGACAGTGACATAAAAAGAATACGCTCAGACTTCAGGAAGGGCTTATTACGCAAGCAGCGGATATGCCAAGTCACTGGCA